CCAGCGTACTTTGGATCGCGAACGAAGAACACTGCCAAGACATCCAGCGCAGGATCAAGGCGGCAGCGCAGCACTACGGAGTTAAAGACGGAGAAGTGATCTCGGTCAGGCCGAAGACGGAGGGGACGTTCAGGCTGGTGGCGTTGAATGAGATTTCCAATCCTGAGCTTGATGCGGAGAACATTGCCCGTATCGTCGCTCAGGCCAAGCGCATCGAAGCGCAGCTTATTATCTTCGATCCATACGTCACGCTATCGGATGCGATGGACGAGAACAGTGCGACGTCTGCAGCCATGCTGACGAAGGCGTTTCTGCATATCACGTCGTTGACGGGGGCGGCGGTGCTGCACGCTCACCATACGCCGAAGGATAGAAGTAAGGACGGAAATGACTGGTATCGCGGTGACGCTTCCGCATGGCGTGGCAGTGGTGCGATCTACTCGGCGCTGGACTGTGGCTTCACACTCGCGAACTGGATGCCGAGGGAGAGGCAGCGCAGGAAGGAGTGGAAGGAGAAGTATCTGAGCAGTGAGCTGTCGCGCTGGGTGGTGCTGGACACGGGGAAAATTCGTGAGGGCAAACCGACTGAGCCTATCGTTTATGAGCTGGTTGGGGAGGAGCTGCCCGAAGGATACGAGATCGGCGTGTCCAGATTATCGACAGAGCATGAAGCTGGAAACTCTCTGCTCTATGAGAACGCTGACATTGAGAGAGCGGTAGAGCTGGCGTTGCAGATTATCGGATGCTTGGGCGAGGGTAGCTTCGAGGTGGCTGAGGTGCATAGGGTGCTTAAGGGCAGCCCCTTATGGTTGACCGATGCGTCCAAGCTGCAGGAGAGCCACAAGCAGGAGTTGCTTGGTATGTTTGGCGAGACGATAGACACCGAGGATGGGCAGGTTCGCCTTGTCCTGAACGAGAGAAAAAAGAGCAAAGGCAGATGGGTATTTCAGGTCAGCAGATGATGGGCAGATCAATGATCTGCTTGGCATATTATGTATGTATATCAATGGGTTACAATCTGCTTAGGCAGATAGAGCAGCAGATAGGCAGAAGGTAGGATTTGCATAATGATTTCAATGGGTTATCTATCTGCTTGATCTGCTCCCCCTAAAGGGGGCTGGAACGCTTGGGGCTACCAGCCCCAAGGGGCGTTAGAAAGGAGACGACAATGCCGAATAGAAACAAGCAACGTGGATACGAACTGGAGAGGGAGACGGTTCTGTTTTGGGAGAAGCAGGGGGCCGAAGTTCAACGGGTGTTATCCAGCGGAGCTTACAAACATTACTCTGACGATCTGGCGGGTGACATCAAGCTCGCTGATTATGTGGTGGAGGCCAAGCGAAAGAAGGGGAGAGGGTTTGGCTTCCTGTATAACGCCTTGGATCAGGATGACGTGAACGACATGCTTGTGCTGAAGCAAGACAGGTGTCGGAGGATATACGTTTTAGAGGAAGCCACCTTAGTTGACCTTTTTGGTAAAGCTGGGCTATTGTCAAAAAATGAGTGACAAGAAACATTATGTGTATGCGATCTTAGACCCAAGGCCAGACACCTTCGGTCCTTTTTATATTGGTAAGGGATCATCCGCACGTCGCTTCCAGCATTTCAAGAGAGCGCCGATTGATGCTCGGAAGAACCCTGCTAAGGTTAAGAGGTTTGAAGAAATAGAGGCTGCTGGCTTTAAGCCACAGGCTGTCGTCCTGTCTTGGCATGATACACAGAAGGAAGCCTACGCCGAGGAGAAGGTGACTATTGAAAAGTTTGGTCTTGAGAATTTAACAAACCAGAATGTCGGAGGCGCAGGCGGATTGAAACCGGGGACGAAACGCTTGGATGATGAAGAGGTAAAGACAAAGGCACTGACACCGAAGCAGGAGAAGTTTGCTCAGCTCGTGGCGAGTGGCGTTAATCAGAGTGATGCTTATCGCGAGGCATATGACGCATCCAAGATGCAGGCGAACAGCATCCATGTGAACAGTGCCAAGCTCGTGGCGGATACTAAGATCGCACTAAGGATAGCAGAGTTGAGAGCGCCTGCAGTTGAGCAAATAGGATTGACAGTGGAGAAGCTGATACATGAGCTGGAAGAAGCTCAGGCTCTGGCGAAAGAGACTGACCAACCTAATGCTATGACGCAGGCGATCATGGCGAAGGCGAAGCTGAGCGATCTTATCCCAGCGTCCAAGTCGGAGAACCTTAACGTCAACGTAACGCAACTGGAGGAGCGCCTGAAGGAGGGCCGCGACAATGTTGTGAGACTGAGGGCGGTTAGTGATCCTGCCGCCCTACGCGATACGTTGCTTGATTTGGAAGACGCAGATGGGAGTGTGAAATGAAGAAGCCTAAGAAGATTACCAGTGTTAAAAAGAAACCAGCGCCGAAGAAGGCAGGTGTTAAGGCAGCGTCGTCTAAGCGGCGTGGATACTAGCGGCATGTCGCAACGCGATCTGTACGCAGCGGCAGGGCATCCGTCTAGTCAGACACCGACAGCTCACGAGTGGGGGCCGCCTGCTCCGGGGTCCGGGTCTATGCAAATCTGTAAGCGGTGCGGTGCTAAGGAGACTGTGAACAGCGTTGACCCTCACCACCCGGCGTCTGCCTGCGACGGCCTCCACCCAACGGCACACAACACGCATCATAGTTATGAGCCAATCGTCTAACGCCATCCACCTTGATGACCAGCTCGCTACGGACATCTCGCAATTCTATGCTGACCCGCTTGGGCATGTCCTGTTCAGCTACCCTTGGGGTCAGGGATCATTGGCAGGCTTCGATGGCCCCGACGAATGGGCGCGAGGTTTTCTTATAGAGCTGGGCGAGGAAGTCGAGGCGCGAGGCTTCGACGGACACACGGCTGTCGATCCTATTCAGTTCAGCACGGCGAGCGGTCACGGCATTGGCAAGTCGGCAATGGTGGCATGGCTGATCCGCTGGATTATGGATACACGTCCGCACTCCAAGGGAGTGGTCACCAGTAACACGGCGCAACAGCTCCGAAGCAAGACCTTCTCGGAACTGAGCAAGTGGAGCAGCCTCGGCATTACCAAGCACTGGTATCAGCTCAACAGCGGGACGATGGGTGCATTGAATATGTACCACAAGGCCAGCCCCGACACATGGCGAGTGGACGGGCAGACATGCGAGGAGAGAAACAGCGAGAGCTTCGCGGGACTGCACGCTGCCAGCTCGACGCCCTTCTATATCTTTGACGAGGCTTCGGCAGTGCCTGACAAAATCTTTGAGGTGCGCGAGGGGGGACTGACGGACGGCGAACCTATGGTTTTTGATTTTGGAAACCCGACAAGGAACACGGGCAGGTTCTACGAGAACATGAAGGGCAGGTTCCGACACCGATACAAGCGGAGGTTCATCGACAGCCGAGACGTCAAGATTACCAACAAGGAAGTATTTAATAGATGGGTAGAAGATTATGGGATTGACAGTGATTTCGTTAAGGTTCGCGTGCTTGGGGAATTTCCTTCGGCGGGTGCGCTCCAATTTATTCCGGGTGATGATGCGAGGGCTTGCGTCGATCTGGAGGTCGTCGTTCAGCCGCACGATCCGCTTGTGCTTGGCGTGGACGTCGCACGCTTTGGTGATGACGAGAGTGTTATCTTTGTACGTCAAGGTCGAGATGCTGAGAGCCAAGGTCTCCATCGTTTCCGTAATCTTGACACTATGCAACTGGCTGCCAAGGTCGTTGAGGTCGCGACTGCTAAGAACCCGGACGCCATCTTCATTGACGGCGGTGGAGTTGGCGGCGGGGTTATCGACCGCTGCAGACAGCTCGGCCTCCCAGTTACGGAGATCAACTTTGGTTCTAGAGCGACCCAATCTGGGTACGCCAACTTACGAGCGCAAATGTGGGGGAACCTCCGAGACGCTATCAAGGATGGTATCCGCCTGCCGAATGAACCAGATTTGATTACGGACCTCACGGGTCTTGAGTATGGTTACACCCTTCGCAACGAAATTCGACTTGAAAGTAAAGAGGATGCGAAGAAGAGAGGCATTGCCAGTCCCGACTTGGGAGACGCTCTGGCTCTGACTTACGTCCTTCCTGTCTACCCCTCACGCCTTGGCTTCGACGGTAGCGCAGCCGTGACCAAGTCAGATTATAATCCTTACGACTAGACGGAAGGGTATTCTGTGTGCTATAGCAGCAAGCTATGGCTGAAGCGTACTTAGTATTCACCGACGATAACCATCACTGGCTGGGAAAATTTCTTCGCCGTGGTTACCGCCATGTCCTTACGATCAGCCATGAGGGCAACGGCTGGGTCATCTATGACTGGGCTGGTGGCGCACCTCAGATGAACGTGATTGCTGGTGAGGATATACGCGATTGGTTAGAGAGTTTTCCAAATGAACATATTGAAATCGAAGCTAAGCAGCGTCGTCCAATGGGGCCGCTCATGCTTAACAACTGCGTGGGCCATGCTAAGCTCATGCTGGGCATCCGTTGCTGGGCGGTTACGCCTTGGCAGCTTTACAAAGAAATGAAAAAGAGGTCAGAGATGAAACGTGATTTCCTTAACGGTCTATTCACCCTACCCGGAGGCGGCCTCTTCGGCGGCGGCCCCAGCGTCCCAGCGCCACCTCCGCCGCCACCCCCGCCGCCTGAGCCTCCTAGAAAAGCTGACCCTGCTGTTCGTCAGGCTCGGCGTGACGAGAGGAAAAGGGCGCGGATGAAAGGCGGGGCTGCAGGTACTATCCAGACGGGTCCGCTTGGCACAACGTCGCAGGCATCGACAACGCAACGTACCTTGTTAGGAAACTAACATGCTACCGACGCTCGACAATCTGCACACTACCCTTCCGCTCAAGGGTAAGAAGAGCGCACTGCTTCGGCGGTACGTCAAGCTGGAGAATGACAGGCAGTCTTGGCGTAACCAGTGGATGGAGATCACCGACTACATCCTTCCGAGGCGTGGGCGTTATATCATCGACAGCCAGAACAACCGAGGGCGTGTCCGAAACAAAAAGATTGTCGATAGCACTGGAACGCAGGCACTGAGAACAATGGCGGCAGGGATGATGTCAGGCATGACGTCCCCCGCTCGCCCTTGGCACAGGCGCAAGGTGCGTGATGAGTTGATGGACGACGGCGAGGTGCGGCAGTGGCTCGGTCAGGTTGAAAAGATTGAGCGTGCTATCCTGAACCGCTCCAACTTCTATAACTCCATGTCTTCTGTCTACAGTGAGCTGGGTGCTTTCGGCACAGCTCCCCTTTATAGGCAGCCGTCCTTCGATACGGTTATCAGGTTCCGTCCCTTCACGGTTGGCGAGTATGTAATTGCCGAGAACGATCAGGGCGTCATCGACACACTGGGCCGCCGCTTCACCATGACGGTGGCGCAGGTGGTGCAGAAGTTTGTCTTCGATCCCTTTACCGAGAAGATGGATTGGGAAGGAACGTCGAAGGCAACCAAGAAGAATTGGGATAACCACAATTACGACGAGCTGGTTGAGATTGTCCACGTCATAGAGCCGAGGCTTCTGGCGGATCGTGACCTTGGCAAACGTGATGCACTCAACATGCCCTTCAAGAGTTGCTACTTTGAGTATGGCGCTGAGGGTGATGAGCTGTTGATGGAGAGCGGCTATAAAAAATTCCCCGCCTATGTACCGCGCTGGGATGTCCTTGGGGGTGATGTTTACGGACGCTGCCCCGGAATGGATCACTTGCCCGACGTTCGTCAGTTACAGCACCAACAGAAACGAAAGGCGCAGGCGATTGACAAGATGGTCAACCCGCCAATGACAGCCCCGACTAGTCTGAAGGGCAAGCCGTCCACTGTACTGCCGGGGCAGACGACCTACGTTGATCCCCTTCAGGGTACACAAGGCTTTACTCCTGCCTATCTCGTGCAGCCTCGCATCCAAGAGATGATGATAGATATACAGGAAGTGCAGAACCGTATTCAGCGCGGCTTCTATGCTGACTTGTTTGCCATGATGATTAATTCAGACCGCCGACAGATGACGGCTACGGAAGTGGTGGAGCGACACGAAGAAAAACTGGTGCTGCTTGGGCCTGTGCTGCAGCGGCTGAACGTCGAGCTGCTCGACCCTCTTCTCGACGACGTCTTCGACTTCGCTCTGGAAGCTGGTATTCTCCCAGAGCCTCCACAGGCTCTTGCTGGCGAGGAGCTGGAGGTTGATTATGTAAGCCTGCTCGCACAGGCCCAACAGGCCGTTGCCGCCAGTTCTATGGAACGGGCAATGGGCTTCGCAGGAAACATGGTTGCCGTATTCCCAGAGATTACCGACAACATTAACTCGGATGAGGCGTTGCGTCAGTACAGCGACATCCTTGGGGTGTCGCCTGACATTATCAGAGACGAAGATGAGGTTGCCCAGATGCGCGAGGCTCGCGAGCAGGAGCAGCAGCAGATGCAGGCAATGGAGCAGGCGGGATCGCTGGCCCAAAACGCCAAGGTACTGAGCGAGACGGATACACAAAATCCTAACGCTTTGACTGATCTTCTAGGAACAGGGCAGTCGGTAGTATGATAGCACAGAAAGTATATGACGCCTCCGACGAGGAACAGGTCCGACAAGCGCGGATCGAAGAGGAGGATACCGAGAAGGACATCGACTTCATTATGTCCCAGCCGAGAGGCAGGCGTTGGGTTTACCGCCTACTCTATGAGCCGACGTTGTCACATATTGAGAACCAGAGCTTTGTACCGGGGTCATCTGATGCGACAGCTTTCAACGAAGGCGCTCGGTCAGTGGGGACTAGAGTTTTAGACGAGGTCAAAAGGCAACCTAAGCTGTACATGCAGATGCTGGAGGAGAACGCCTTCGATGAGTGAAGTAGCGGGAACCTGTCCAGTATGTGGGTGTGACAAGCCGAAGGTTTTTGTGCATGGGCATTACCAGTGTGTGGACTGCAAATGCGTAGCAGACGGAGACTGCTGTTCAGGAGAAGTGGCAGCCCCCAACAACATAGGAGAAGACAATGGCTGAAGAAGCTGTAGAAGAAATCACTGAAGAAGCGCCTGCAGAGGTAGCTGAAGAAGCACCTGCCGAAGAAGAGACAGAGCAGGCTGCCGATAGTGAAGAAGCTCCCAAGACCCTGCTGTCGGGTGACGAGGGTAAGGAGGAAGACGGAGTTCCAGACGAATATAAGTTTGAAGCTCCTGATGGGATGGATGTGGACGAGGCGTCGTTAACTCAATTTGCTGATACAGCAAAAGAGTTAAAATTGTCTCAGGCACAATATCAATCTCTAATTGAATACGACTTGCAGAGGCAGGCAGACGCCGCCAAAGCTATGTCGGATCAATACAACAACCGTGTAGCCGAATGGGCTAACGAGACCAAGGCAGACAAGACTATCGGTGGCGAAGCGCTGGACGAAAATCTTGGAGTAGCCAAACGGGCTATCGAGGCTTTTGGGGACAATGATCTAGTTCAGATCATGGCTGCCCCTTCAGCAGAGAACCCAGATGGACTTGGGCTTGGAAACCATCCAGCTATGATACGGTTATTTTATAGAGTTGGGAAATCCATAAGCGAAAGTAACCTGGTGACTGGAGACAGTAAAGTCGAAGGACCATCAGCGCTTGAGCGTATGTATCCCAGCATGTTTCAACAAGCAGGGTAAGGAGAGCTAGGAAATGGCAACCCTCAGTGTGAAGAACCCGACCCTAGCCGATTTGGCGAAGGTTACGGACCCAGATGGGTCTATCGCGGATGTTGTGGAAATCCTCAACTCCACGAATGAAATTCTTCAAGACATGACTTTTCTTGAAGGCAACTTAACGACAGGCCACAGAACGTCTATTCGTTCAGGTCTGCCAACACCAACTTGGCGTAAACTTTATGGTGGCGTACAGCCAACTAAAAGTCGCGCCGTACAAGTCACAGATAACTGTGGCATGATGGAAGACTATGCGGAAGTTGATAAAGCTCTCGTAGA